CTAGCAGATCGTGCTGAGAAGCAAACTTCCTACGAAAGATCTAGAACCGAAGCTCGTGAAGCAGCCGGTGGTAAAGCATTACCTGATTATTTCGGCAGTCTTGAAAAGCAATTATCTTCAGGTGTTATAGGCTATGACGACGCTAGAACTCAATTAAGTAGTTATATTAATCGTTATAATTTAATGACTCCTGGTCTGACAGATACAACTGATTATCCGGAACAACCTGAAGATGCTTTACCTGTAGTTACAGAAGAAGAGCCAGATACTACATTACAGCTTCCAACTACTCCTCCTAATTATGAATGGGACCCTAACTGGGATGATTGGGAAAACCCTCAAGTATATATGGATCGTCTACAAGACACCTATATTGGAGGAGGTGGAAGTGATGGTATTTTAGGCAGACAGAGATCTACAGGTATTGAAACGGCATATCAAGATTTATTAGGCAGGGCAGCAACTGAAGATGAATTAAGTACAGGTTTAACAAGACTACAAGATCGTGCATATGGTGGTAAAGGTATTAGTGGTCTTCGTGACTCTATTAAGTCAGGTTCTGAATATACTAAGAAATTTAATCAAAGCTATTTAGATAATTATTACGACACGATGTTTGGCAAACAGACTGTTGATGAAGAAGGTAATAGAACAGGGAAACGTAAATATACCTTTGATGCTGGATTGTTACCAAGTTATGATGATGATTTTGCTAAGAAAACAGGAATTACTACTCCTGACTTTACAGATTATTTCTCACAAGCTAGAACAGTTAAAGAACTAGAAGAAGGTACACAGAACATTAGGGATACTAGGAAGTACTTATATAGTGCTGGTCTTACTAGTCTTCAAGGACAAATTGATAGCGATATTGCAAAGATTAAGACTGAAGGACAGAAAGATATCGCTAAGATTCAGTCTGATTCAAGTTTAATGTCTTCAATGTTATCTGGTATTTGGAATGCTTAATTTAGATATACCTATTGCTATAATTGTTTTAACGTAATTATCTAAAGTGAATGGCTACTCCCGCATACACCATTGGTGATCCTAGTCAAGGGGTTGATATGGGACCTGACGATACATCTAAAGACTTTGATATTAATAGATTCGAAGCTCTCCTAAATAGACTTGAATCTTCTAAAAAGCGTCAGCAACGTCAGAAGTCTGTAGAAGGTCGTCGTGACATCTTCTCACAGGGTCTCGCTTCAATGATGGGCAACTTCTAGTCTTTTTAGCGTAGGTTACTATCATGTCTGTAGAAGATACTTATGGCGATGACGATTGGTTTGATATAGATAAATATCGTCAAGCCGCTGGAGTCGCCTACGATTTTTCTAAAAAGAAAATGGAGGATGCTGGTGCCCAAGAACGAGAAACAATTGGTAAAGGAGCAGAAGAACAAAGAACCTCTGCTACCCAAAAGCAAAAGTTCAGTGAAAAGGACGAAGAAAGAGATCGTAAACAAGCCCAATCAGCGTATAAATATTGATGTATTTAATAACTGGGTAGATAACTTAGACTCCTCTACTCAGGAGTCTTTTTGTTCGTTTGCTTCAGAAAACTACTCAATAATAGAAATTTATCTATATTCCCGCTTTCTTGGATATGAAGGAAGTATTGTTGCATGTGATGCTTGGTTAAAAGATACGTACCAGAAACCTGATCACCGCAATAAGCTTTTATTTGAAATAGATGAGATGCAAGAGGATATACGTAAGTTACGAGATGATGTAGAGACAGGTTTAGTTAAGCGTGATGCAGGAGTTGCTCGTATTGCTCAGATGCAAAAAGAATTACGCGGAACAATTGCACAGATAGAACAATTTACTAGTACTAAAGATAGAAAAGGTTTATTAATGGCTGGAGCTGATAGAGCTATTCGTGAATTGATGTTTATATTTAAAGATGACCCAATTGAAATCCCTTTGGAAGAAGCAACTATGAGTGTTTGGGCAAGAATGCAATTAGAAGAGTAGTTAATTTAGAATAAGAAAAATAAATTATTTATTATGGCTGATTATACAATACAACCTTATCCGTCACCTGGTAATCCTAGTCAAGGTGTCGATGAAGGTGCTGCAGATACCTCTAAAGACTTTGATATTAATAGATTCGAAGCTCTACTAAATAGACTTGAATCATCCAAGAAACGTCAGCAACGTCAAAAGTCTGTAGAAGGTAGAAGAGATACATTCTCAACAGGTCTTGCTTCAATGATGGGCAATTTCTAAGTTATAGATAAGGTGAGAGTATTTACGCTAAAATATATTTATTCAGAATTTAAATAGGGATATGGCTAAAGGTAAAATGCCTCCTCAGTTAGTTGAGTATTTTAAGAATAAAAACAAAGAAAAGGATGATGGTACTAAGTTATCAGATAAAGAGAAGCGTAAAGAAGCTTTAGATAAAGCACGTAAATATAAAGAGCAAAAGTCAAAAGAAAAGAAGTAAGTTAGTATTTAATAGTACGTTGAATACAGTTAGTGCCTTCTTACACCCATCTTGCATATAGACGTAATGCTAAGGCTGCTGCTCGTAGGCAACAAATTAAAAAACCTAAAAATTTAGAGTTATTAGAAAAAGCAAGAGATAATTTTGCTTATTTTTGTGAATACGTAGCTGATAAACCTCCTGCTGAACATCATAAAGAATGGCATAGACATTTTATAACTGGACAAGATAGTAGTTGTTTAATTAAAATTGCTGGACCTAATGTCGATCTTTTAGCACCTCGTGGTTCTGCTAAGTCAACAGTTTTAGGATTACTTACTGCTTGGGCTATTGGTATACATACAGAAGCTAAGTTACCTTTACAGATACTTTATCTTTCCTATACCGTTGATATTGCTAGATCTAAATCTGCAACTATCAAGAGGATTATTGAGAGTAAAAGATACCAAGAAGTTTTTCCTCATGTGCGTCTTTTAAAGAACGTTACAAGTAATGAATATTGGTCTATTGATCATAAGTTTGCAGGTATAGATACCACTGGTGAAGAACAATTTACTTTATGTGCGGCTGGTCTAAAAGGTTCTGTTACATCTAAACGTTCTCATCTTGTAATGATTGATGACGCTATTAAATCTGCTGCTGATATAGCTAATCCAGATATTAGAAAGCAGATGCAAGATAACTGGAACGCTGTTATTGCACCAACTATGTTTGAAGGAGCTAGAGCTATATGCTTAGGAACTCGTTTTAGACATGATGATATACATTCAACTACATTTAATGAGCAGAATAATTGGACTCAAATAGTTCTATCTGCAATAAATAATAATCAAGAAACAGGTGATGAACAATCTTACTGGCCTGACATGTGGTCATTGGAGTATCTAAAGGAAAAGAAACGACAAGCTCCAATTGCTTTTTCATTCCAGTATATGAATAAAGTTATTCGTCAGAATGAATTATCATTAGCCCCCGAGTTGATTGTTAAAGCAGAAATAACAACAGAATTTGATACGTTAGGAATAGGAGTTGACTTGTCTGCAGGTGTTAGAGAAAAGAATGACTATACGGTTATGGTCCTTGGAGGAAGAATAGAAGATCGTATACACATAATTGATTACAGACGTATACGAGTAATGGGTAACTTAGAGAAACTAGATGCTTTAAAAGAGTTATTAAATGATTGGTCTGTTATAGGACAAGATCAAAACGGTCTTTACTTTCCTACTTATTCAACATGTGATATTTGGTCAGAAGCAGTTCAATACCAGGCTTCATTAGAAGCTGACTTTAAACGAGTTTGTTTGCAAGGAGAGAATTTATATAACTTAGTTTGGCATCCTGTTAAAGGATTTAGAGCTGATAAGTTAGCTAGATTTAGAGGGATTATGGGTATGTTTGAAGATAGAAAAATTATTTTTAACCGTTATAGAAACTTTACAAATATGTTTGAAGAGTTAACTAACTTTGGTGTTAGTAGCCATGATGACTGTGTTGATGCTTTAGTTTGGTTAGTTACAGGGTTAATGAGGAAAGGTAATCTTCAGTTAGACTTTTAATATAGAATCTGTTCAAGATTAATGAATATAGCTGGTAAAACTTTAGATTGGTTTAATCGTCCTAATCAACAATTAGCTGGAGAGATAATAAGTAATTTAATTCCTGAACCCAGCGACTTACCTGGGATACTTCAAGAAAGAGATAATGAATTATATGAATTATATAAACAAAGAACAAATCCTCAAAGTCCTGGAGATCCTTTAGCTCCTCCTATTGAACTTGCTCGTGCTAATACTGCTAATCCACATTCAGCATTTATAAGAGATCCTGGTGGTTCTGGAAAACTGATTAAGTTTAACTTTCCTTTAGACTTACGTTCTGTTGAGCAAAAAATGCAAGGGCATCCTTTTAATCAAATGAGAATGTTCTAGTTAGCTATGGATAAAGAAAAGTTTAGATCTTTTGAAGATTTATATGGTATTAAGGATACCTCTCCAAAAAAACCTGCAAATTTTAAAGAGAAGGTTAGACGGTTTGCAGATGATTTAATTGATGATGCTCAATATTATAATCAAAAATTAGGAGAGAAAAGCCAAGATTTTTTTGTAAGTACTGAAATTCCAATTGAAACAAAACAAGCATTAGATATAGCTAAAGCTTATAGAGAATTAGGAGGTCCTTCTGTAAATATTATTCCTGAAGTAAGACAAGCATATCCAAATCAGTATGGCAGAAGATTAGGAGATACTCCTCTTAGCTCTATAAAAAAACATGAAAGAGGTACAAAACGTTTAGTTAAAAAGGTAATTAAAGTACAGCCTAATATAACTTCTGAGCAGCTAAAGTACATTTCTTCTATGAATCCTGTTACTGCGGAATTACAATCAATAAAAGATTTAAAAACTGATTATTATCCTGCCCTTCCATTTCTTCAATCATCTTTTAATCCATATATAGATATTAACGATCCTAAAGGAGACTATATAAACAGAAACAAAGGAACTGTATTTAGCGCTCCTTTAGACGTAACTAAAAAGACAATAGACCATTCATCTAAACTTTTTGATAATCCTTCGATACCTTCAGATTTACCAGCTGGTTACTTATATGGAGGCACTACTCTAGCTCATGAATTAGGACATGCGTACGATTGGGGAACTAAAAGAGGAAAGAAACTACTTGAGAATCGAGATGGTAGTCTGCGAAGAAATTTTAGAAAAGGACTTGGAGGTGCAAATCCTGTTGCAGCTTTAGTTTCTGGTCTTGGAGTATTTAATCCCGATCAAAGTTTGCGGGGACAAATGATTGAAGGAGCCATTTCTGAAATAGTCAGCCCTGAATGGAGAAATACAATAGAATCAGAAGCAAGAGCTGATTGGTTTGGTCATAAGATTGCAAAAAAAGCAAAGACTCCTTGGAGTTATAAAAATCAATTAGCAATGAGAGGTACATATGTAGCAAATCCGTTAGTAACAGGAGCAGCAAGTGTTATCCCAGGATATCTTTTAAACGAAGCAGCTGATCATGGTATGGATATGTTTGAACACGGAGTTATGGACCCTCTAGCTAGGAGAGTACGTGGGGGAGATACAGATTTAGAAGCGAGTCTTAGACAGTATGGAT